GATCTGAATATTACAGTACCGGTAATAGATAAAACTAAGAGATGGGAAATTGGCATAGGAGCTTCTAAAGATGGTGCTGTAGGCATGGTAGGCTTTCCGATCAAAAACAATATTGGTGGCTGGATAGCAGGGCGGAAAGGTAATGTGATGGTTGGGGCTATGGTGAAGATATAAAGGATATTTGAAATCATTAGTAGTTTTGATGTGATAAACAAGAGCATACTAAATAATAAAGTAGTATAATACTGTTTATACTACTTTATTATTCAAAAGGAGTCTGTTTAGTATGAATTTGGAAGACTTTAGAAATGAGGAATTAGGTTATATTATTTGGGGAATAGAAAATAAGCCTGCTACAAGGATAGCTTGCCCCCATACAGTTTATGTTAAGTCGGGTTATCGTGATATTATTGAAATGCTAAAGAGAATAGAAAATCCTAAAAATATGTTTTATATTCATAATGATGTTTCATATATGGGTATGTCCACGTTATGGTTTTTAAGTATTGAGTCTTTTATTAATAGTTTATTGAAACTATTTTGTTTAATGAAAAAAGACAATTTTGATAAATACAAAGCATGGAATTTACACAAAAGAATTTTTAAAGTATTTGACTTAGCGGAGCTTGATTCCTCAAGCTTTAGGAAAAGTGGAGTCTTACCAGAATTGCAAGAATTTCAAGAGTTTAGAAGCGTTATATTTCATGATACTTATAATAACAAGGCTATTAATTTTAAAAAAACAAATTTTTCCAAGAAACCAGTATTTTGTAATATCATAGATGTTATTCAGGGAATGAAGATTGCGCTTGAGATATTTGATTCATTTAGATACATTTTGCCGGGCTGGGATATAATGCCTAATGTTCCAATACATAATTA